GCGAACTCCATACAGATAGCAGCCAAGCGTGAGTGAGGCCACCGAACGGGGTGGATAGGCGCAGCGGTTGTGAGGTTCCCCGGTATGTCCCGGGGGCGGATCGGATCGTGAGTCCGATTGCTTACTTCAGTTTCTCCGTCGAAGGGGAACACAACTTTAGAGCGCCGAGCGAGGCGCTTGATACATCCAGTTTCGAGGGACCGCTGAACGAACCGAAAGGTCGGGCGGTGAAGGCGCTGGGTGGCCCGGATGGTCGTTAGGTGGGGTTCGACTCCCCGCCCGGGCACATGGACTACGAAGAGGAAATCTGGGTGCCGCTGCCCTCCCAACCAGACGTGTACCAGATATCTAACTTGGGGAGGGTGCGGCGGTCGGCACCAGCCGCGGGTACCCGCCCGGGCCGCATACTCAAGCCCTTTCTGGACCGCAAGGGCTATGTGCGCGTGACCATCTGCGTAGCCAGGAAGACGAAGATACTGGGCGTCCACCGTGAGCTCGCCCGGGCATTCCTCGGTGATGCCGGCCCGGAGATGTTGGTCCGGCATCTGAACGATGTCAAGGCGGACAACCGATTGGCCAATCTGGCTTGGGGTACCGCTGAGGACAACTATGCCGACGCGGTGAGAAACGGTGTGGTGGCGCCACCAATTCCGCCGCCGCACGGATTGTCTAAGTTGGCGCGGGCAGGGATGTCCGACCCTGCGATTGCTCGGCGCTTCGGCGTGTCTTCGACCACCGTCGCGATGTGGCGCAAGAAGCGGGGCATCCCGTCCCGAGAGGTCAAGCCATCCCCGCACGGCTCGAGGACGCGCTACGCCTCCGGCTGCCGCTGTGAGCCCTGCACCGTAGCCAATCGGATACATCAACGCGAGTACCGCGCAAACCGATAACGACTTGTGGGGTTCGGGTCGGCCATACGGGGGTACCGAACCCCACAACACACAAACGAAAAGGGGTGGCCATGAGTTGGGAAGTTTCTAACCGGTTCGACAAGGACGTGGTTCCCATCGCTGATCGGCACTACAACCGGCAGAAGGTCGGCTCACCTCAGTTCGTTCCTCCCGGACGTTGCCACGTTCTCAAGATTGGGGAGCCGTGGCAGTTGCACCTACGTGATGCAGGAGCCGCGTTCTGGGTGACGTCGTGGCCTTTCGCTGAGTACACGAAGCACGCATGGGCGGGAGCTTGGGTTTGCTCAGCGTTCCGCAACGAGGGAGCTGGTCAAGCGTCTGACCTGATCCGTTCGGCTGTTCTTTCTACCCGCGCGAAGTGGCCTGATGTTCCTGACCTGGGGATGGTGTCGTTCATCGACCCGTCGAAGGTGGAGCCCCGACCGATCCGTGGCCGCAAGACGTGGGGTCACTCGTGGTTCGAGGCGGGCTTCCAGCACGTCGGATACACGAAGGGCGGGCTGTGGGTCATGCAGATGTCCCGAGCTGACATCGAGAACCTGCCAGGGCATGACGGGTTCGACCATTGCGCCGGCTGTCAGGCCGCGTACCAGTCCCGCGATGAGGAGGTATCAAGTGTCTGACTACACCGACGACGAGCGCGATGCCCTGATCGCGGACCGCAAGGTGGTGCTCGACGTCTTGAACGCCACGCTCGATCTACCCCTCGATGCTGTCTCAGCGCAGGTGGTCATGGCGCTTACAGGTCGGCGCTTCCGCCGACAGGGGCCGATCACCGACGCACAGGTGGCCGCAGTTGCCCAGTATCTTCGCGATGCTGGGCTGATGCCTCTCGGCTGGACCGGCGAGACGTACGCCCTTGCCGCTCTCGAAGCCGCGAGGGAGGCGTCATGACTCAGGACTACAGGCGGACGGCGAAACGGTACCGCCACACATCAACCGCAGCCAGCATCCTCGCCGTCCTCACCACCGGACTCGGGTTCGTGGTCATGTTCACGAACCTGTGGGCGGGACTGTTCATCCTCGGGTGCGCGACGGTCCTTGTTCTCGTCAGCTTGTGTGTCCGTTCGGAGGCTGTGCAGGTGGGGCGGTTGGCGGCGTCTCAGTCCCGCATGACCGCATGGAACCGGAGGGCGTCATGAGCGCCGAGACCAGCGCCGACTACTGCGACGACCTCGGTGGTGTCGTCATCTGCGGCACGCACCTAGAGGAAATCCACCGAACCTCTGAGGGGGAGCGGTGGTGCTTCACCTGCCGGAAGCGTCACGAGTTCTGGTGGGTCGTCATGGCACCGGCCGGGATCAGCTACTACGGCCCGTCCGCGCACATGGAAGGCGTGCACCGTGACTGCACCGACCTGTTCCCCGGCTGGTACCGAGGGCCGGTCGAGGAATGAGACGTGACCATCTGGCGTGGGTGAACGGTCGCCCCGGATGGATACGTCGTGAACGCAACCACACCGCCCGGAAAGCCATCCTCTACGGGCTCACCGTAGCCCTCATAACCCACGCGGCCTTGACCGTGCTGTTCAGCCCCAGGAGGAACCGATGACACGCAGCGATGACTACTGGTGGGACCAGCGGTATGACGCCATGCACTACGCGGTCACGGGGCTGATGCCCTGGGAATCGACCGATGGCATGAGTTACCCGATGCGGTGCCGCCACTGCTCCCACGTCCACGACGGAGCCAAGGTGACGGTCGTCGGCCGCTACTCCGACTGTTCCACGTGGCGATGCCCTGGCTGCAACGTCCTGATCGATGACCGCCCCGCCGCATGGGGCGGTTCTGCTTTTCCAGTGGGGAGGAACCGATGAACGCTGCTGATGCTGACGATGCAGTCACCGAAGCCCGGGAACACCGTGACGAAGCGTTTCGGCTCCTCGAACGCGCCGACATCGAAGTGAACCGTGCCGAGTCCGCACTGTTCGTGGCCAACTCGAACTGGGACTCCGCACAACGCCACTACGACGCGATGGATGCGTGGGTTGCGCAGCGGGAACGGGTGTTGCGGGAGTTGACCATCGCAGACGACGGAGGCCACCGACCGTGAGTGGGCTGCGCAACGTCGGCTTCGGCCCCATCCCCATGCCGTGGGAGCGGAAGCGTCAGGAAAAGGCGACCGCAGAGGCGCGCAAACTGCTCGAGCTCGCCGCCCGTCCCACTGATCTTGGCCCTATGGGTGAAGCCGCCCCCGTGAAGGGTGTACGCCGACGCGGCCCGAATGTCCTTGTGGTCGTCGGCTGGCTGTTTGTCGCCGCCGTCATCATCCAAATCATCGTGGAGGTAACCCTGTGAACGAATACACCGCAAGCAACGGCGTCACCGTGTATCCACTCGAGAGAGGGCTGACGTTCCGGTTCCCCGACATCGGCCAGAGCAAGTGGGGCATCAATCAGGAGAAGGTCGAGGCGCTGCGTGAGTTCTTCCGTGCTGAGGAAGACGAACGCCTCGGACGGTGGCGCTGGCCCAAGAATGCGGGTTACATCGTCTACCCGGACGCGCGATACCCGCACCTCGTCTCGGTGATCGATGAGTCCACCGGCCTGCGCGAGGTTCGGAGCAAGTCGAAGGCTGGTCACAAGCGCGACAACTTCGAGCGTGCCGCCGCCGCGTACTTCGATGCACACCCTGAACCGAAGCCCAAGCCTTGGGCCGACGCTGAGTACGGCGACGTGTGGCGTTTCCGCACCGGGGACGACCGCCGTCATGCGCTCGCGTGGAGGGCTCACGTCAGTTGGGATCTCATCGACCCGCGCGGGCGAGGGATCACCGACGTCAGCGACCCCATCGAAGCGTTGATCGCGAACGGTGACGACGAGTTCGCAACAGCCATCGCGGAACGTCTCGTCCCCGAGGTGCAGTCATGACCCGCTACACCGCGTCGAACGGGGTGACGGTCATCGAAACCCCCACATACATCACCTACCAGTACCCGGACGACCCGTACCCCACGATCCACCTGTCCCGGGAAACCACTGACGCACTCCGCGAATACTTCACCCACACCGAGGAACAGACATGAGTTGGAATGCGATGGTCACCGACGAGGTAGACCGCACCTTCAAACACCCCGACATTGCGTGGGCGTTCGAGGACTGGAAGACCACCAAGAGCTACGCGTTCTACGGTCCCGCCGTCCGTACAGCGTTCACAGCCGGCGCCGAATGGGTACTCAACCGGCTTGCCGAGTGGGACTCGTTGACGGAGTCGGAAGCTGTCGAAGAACTCCGCCGCGGTGACCGGTCCGTGTTCCACCCCCTGTTCTCCGCAGATCCGAAGATCACCGCCGACTGCCCCCGAGACGGGCGCGTTGTCGTGGACGCCACCGGTATCTGCGACCACTGCCTCTACGACTTCACGAAGGACTGACATGAACACGAACGTTCCGTTCCGCATCGTCATTGAGGGGACCGCCGACGCGCTGTTCCTCGAGTCCGTAGCAAAGGACTTCCTCGACCGCGCGAACCAGTACACATCCATCACGTTCGAGGCCGGCCAGTCGGCTCGCGTACCGCTGATCCGGGAGGCCAGCGATGAGTGACGAAAGCCAGCTTGCGAAAGCACTCACTCAGTTCCACACGGAACTGCCGAAGGTCGGGAAGGGATCAACCAACCCGGCCTTCAAATCTAAGTACGCGGATCTTGCGGACATCGTGTCCGTGGTCCTCCCGGCCCTCGCCAAGCAGGGCCTCGCATGGATCACCACACCCCGTGTCAGTGATGACGGGTTCGTGCTCGAGTACGAGCTGCGGCACACGTCGGGGGAGTCGATCACGGGTTCGTGGCCGCTGCCCGACCCGGAGAAAGCGAAGCCGCAGGAGATGGGTTCCGCCGTCACCTACGCGAAGCGGTACTGCCTGTCCGCGGTGACCGGTATCGCGCCGGATGAGGACGACGACGGGAACGCCGCGTCGAAGGGGCCTGGTGCTGCACCTCGCCAAGCACGCGCCACACGGGTACAGGACTCGGCCGACAAGGTCGCAGCCGCCATCCAAGCCACCGCAGCCGCAACCACGGCGGAACGGTTGGACGAGATTGAGGCGAAGGCCAAGGGGTACGGCATCGACGGTATCGAACGGGTGAAGGCGGCTTTGGAAGCGAAGCGCGCCGAACTCGGGCGGTCCCTCACTGACCACTGGGCAACAACCGGAATCCCGGAGGAGTCGTGATGAACAGACCATTCGTTCGCCTCTGCCCCTGCGGATGCCGCATGTACGGGGTATGGGCCAAGAAGTGGCCGGAAACGTGGGAAGGCTCCTACCCGCGGGAAGGACACATCCACTTCTACGCGTTCCTGCGGGAAGCGATGGACCGCGCATTCGAGGAAGCATCCGCGGAGGGTGCACGCCGGCTCAAGGCGGCGCTCGAAGCGCACGCACCGAAGTCGGCGGCGACATTGCCGTCATCAACGTGGCGGAAGTGGGGGATCTCGTGACTGTTCTCGACACACCCCGGGTAGACACGGTCATCCTCGACGAGACCATCCTCGCCGGCGAGCCGAAGTGCGAGTCCACGCAGTGCCAGATTCACGGGCGCGGCGTTCACCCGGCCGCATTCACCGTTCGGCTGTCTTGCGGAAAGCAGATGCTTGCGTGTGCGAGGCGCGTGCTCGAGTACCGGTCCGCCGAAAAGGCGATCAGGTGTACGAAGTGCGGGGGAAACCGGGTGCACTTCACCTCGGACTTCGGGTACACGCTGCTATGAGTCGTGCGAAACCTATCCCGGCCCGCTGTCCCATCGATGGATGCAGCCGCGCCGCTCAGTGCAGTGTTGGCGACCTGCGCGTCTGCCTCATGCACTACAAGCGCCACACTCGCAACGGACACTTCGACGAGACGCGCAAGTACCACCCGAAGTCCGGGGAGCGGCGCGTGTGTGAAGCGGAAGGGTGCACGGTTCTCGAGGACGGGAACTGCGGCATGTGCAAGCTTCACGACACGCGCCGTCGCCGACACGGTGACCCACTGAAGTTCATCCACCAGCGTGACCGGAACGTTCAACGCGGCTCGGACAATCACCACTGGACCGGCGACAAAGCGACCTACTACGCGGTCCATCAGCGGGTCAAGAAGGCCAGGGGCTCGGCGAGCACGTTTGTCTGCGGTTGCGGCAGTCCCGCAAAGCAGTGGGCGTATGACCACAGCGACCCCGAGCAAAAGTACGAGCTGATCGGAGCAACTATGACCGCATACAGCATCGACGTGGACCGTTACGAAGCCAAGTGCGTCCGCTGTCACAAGCGGGCCGACATGGAACGCATCAAGGCGAAACGTTGACTGGCTTCACGTCGAAAGTGCGCGCCCTCATCCTCGACCGGGACGGGGGCTGCATCGTTTGTGGGGACACCCGTGAGATCCAGATCCACCATCGCGCGCCGCGTCAGATGGGCGGATCTAAGACCGCATGGGTGAACCAGGCCCCGAACGGTGTGAGCCTCTGCGCTGAGCATCACCGCTGGGTTGAGTCGAACCGGTCCGACGCGGAGAGTCGCGGCCTGATCGTTCGCCGGGGAGTAACCCTGCCCGCACTCATCCCCGTCCTGTACCGGGGCGTCATGTCCTGGCTCACCCCGGACGGGCGAGTCGTAGACGTCAAACCCGACCCGATCTTCTAGGAGCCCCACAATGGAATGCACCCAGTGCACTGACCCCATCGTCCAAGACGGCCTGGCCATGTGGCGGCACTCTCGCACCGGGCGCACCTACTGCGGCGGTCGGGCGGGTGGTGTCGCAACTCCCCGCGGGCGGCAACTGAGAATCCTGGACCTGTACTCATGCGCCGGCGGCGCCGGCATGGGTTACCACCGGGCCGGGTTCGATGTCGTCGGCGTGGACATCGCACCTCAGCCGCGCTACCCGTTTGAGTTCCACCGTGCCGATGCGCTCGAGTTCGTCGCTGAGCACGGTCACGAGTTCGACGCTATCCACGCCTCGCCGCCGTGCCAGGGATACCTGAATCTGGGCAAGGTGAACAAGTCGATGGGTCGTGCGTACGACCATCCAGACTTGATCGGCGCCACCCGCGAAGCCCTGTCCCGCACAGGGCTTCCCTATGTGATCGAGAACGTCCAGGATGCCCGTTCCGAGCTCATCGATCCCGTGCGCATCTGTGGGACCGCGCTTGACTTGCCGTTGCGTCGGCATCGCTTGTTTGAGTCGAACGTTCCCATAGACGGCTTGGCGTGTGCGCACGAGAGGTACACCGAGGCGCGTTACTGGACCGGCTGGCGTCCGAACGGCGAGACACGCCTTTCCACTGTCGTGCAGGTCTACGGCAATGCAGGCGGGCGGGAAGAGTGGCCATCCGCCATGGGGATCGACTGGATGACCCCCAAGGAAATGACCGAGGCTATCCCTCCCGCGTATACGGAGCACATCGGTAGCCAGTTGATCGCGCATATTAAGGCGGTTCGCTCGTGAAGATTTGGGAACGCGCGTTCATCGAGTCGCACCTGATGTCACCCCACGGCCCACAACGCATCGCCGCCTGCCGAACCGCCTACACGTACGGCTTCACGATCGACGAGATTGTGGAGACTTCCGGGCTCCCGAAGTGGCGGGTACTTCAAGCGGTGCTGGCTGACGGCATCAACCGAACAACCGACGACTGAAAGGTGCAGCGATGGAAGTCACGGTCGCGCAGTACGAAGCCCTACAAACCTTGTTTCCCGGCTGTTCGGTGGACTGCATCAGTCAGCCCTCGTTCGTCACGATTCTCGTGTCCCGGCCGTCGTCTTGACCCCGAAAGGAAGTGCGTAGTGGCCTGGTTCAAAGTAGATGACGGGCTGCACGCGTCCCGGAAACTCCTCAGCATCCCCCGCACCGTTCGGCTACCAGCGCTTGGCCTCTGGACTATGGCGGGTTCATGGTCCGCTCATGAAGAACTGGACGGGTTCATCCCCTCGTTCATGCTCAAGGAGTGGGGAGGCACACCGAGGCTTGTCCGCGCCCTGGTCGAAGCGGGCCTGTGGATTCCCGCTGACGACGGCGCGCAGTTCCGCAATTGGGCGGAATATCAGCCCACACGGGCCGAGCTCGAGGCGATCCGGGAGAAAGAGCGGGAGCGGAAGCGCGCCTACCGCGCGAAGCAAGGGGACGGCGGCGTCCCACCGGGACAACCTACGGGACACCACGAGGGACACCAGGTGGCGTCCGAAGACCCCGACCCGACCCGACCCGACCCGACCCTCTCTTCTTCTACGAAGAAGAGAGAACCCGCTTCGCGGGGGTCTCGACTTGACCCCAATTGGCTGCCCTCAAAGGACTCAGTGATCCAGATGGAAGCCGAGGCCCCCGACGTCGATGTCCGTGCTGAGCACCGGGTGTTCGTTGACTACTGGATCGCCCAGCCGGGCCAGAAGGGTGTCAAAACGAACTGGGAGTCGACGTGGAAGAACTGGATGCGCCGGAAGCAGGGTGACGTGAAGTCGCCCACCCCGAAGTTGTCGAAAGCCGCTGTGAATGCGGCCGAGTACAGGAGGTTGTTCGGTAATGGATCTGAGGGAAGCGTTCCAGCTCTTGACGCTGGCATCAGCCCGTGACGGAAGAACCGTCGATCGGGAAGTGGCTGCGGTGTGGGCGAAGGATCTCGAGCGGGTGGAGATCGGTGAGGCTGTCGAAGCCGCCACACTCCACTACCGCGAATCGACCGCATGGTTGATGCCGAACCACGTCATCGCGAATGTGCGCCGGGTCCGTGAGGCCCGGGACCGGGCTGCGAGGATTCGCCGGCAGCTTGAACCGGATAAGCGGGTGTTCTCCGACGAGGGGATCAAGGCGTACTGGGCTGAAGTCGAACGTCTGAAGTCGTTGAGGGCAAAGGGGGCGGAGTCGTGAGCGGTTGTCGGCTCAAGTTTGGGTTCATCACGGGGGAGCCCTACTGCGCGACGCATGGCAGGCACTCGGGGTGGCCCTGCTCCACCGTTGCTGAATCTGATCAGTTCGCCGAGAGGAGGGATGCGTCGTGAGGCGTATATCTGATGCCGTGGCTACGGCCCGCGGTGACCTGTTGGAGAAGTACGGGCACCCACACACCTGGGTCCGATACGACGTGCCGGTGCGGATTGTTGATGCCCGCCCACGGAGGAACACACCCAACTATTTGGGGTGGGCGCGTGTCGACGCACAACCGGGGCCGGGCGGTCGTGTCCCGGTCAGGTGGATCAACGAAACCAACTTCAACAGGTACTACCGAAAGGTGCAGGGCAATGAACAGCGCTAAGAAGTGCCGAGCCGAGGGATGGGGGCCGGGTACGCGACTTGCCGGCGATGAAGGCTACGGCGTCACGGTGATCGAGATAACCGCGGTAGGCGAACAAGCCATCCTCGCCAAGTCCATCTCGCACAAGGGCGTCGAGTATGAGCGGACGCGCGAGTCAATGTGGACGCTGGCGTGTCGCGATTGGCAGCCGGTCTCGTGAACACCCCTCGTGTTCGTGTCCCTATGACCATGTCCGGGTACTGCCAGCACCCGACCACACCCGAACATTCAGGGTGCAGGCGGGTGTCGTGTACCTGCACCGACTGTGACCACAACGAACGGAACAAGACATGACACGGACGCACACGGCGAGGCCCGTCTGGACGTGGCGCTGTGACGAGTGCGGGCACGAGGAACGCATCGCCCGCACACAGACCGGTCTGCCTTCCCCGGATCAGATGCGGGCGGTGGGGTGGTTCATCGCCAAGAGGTACGGCGACAAGTGCCCCGAGTGCGTCATGCGCTCGAACATCACATAACTCGACAGCTTCAACCATTTTTCGGGGGTCACACCGTAAGGGTGTGGCCCTCACTGCATACCAGGAGACCCCACATGGGCATCTGCGACCCCGACCACAAGCACGGCGCCACGGGCACCTGCTACCAGAAGCACCGTTGCCGTTGCGCCTCGTGCAGGGCGCACCGCGCGAAGCAGGAACGCGACCGTGAAGCACGAGCCCGCGCCGGCAAGACGCAGGAGTACGTCAACGCGATCATCACCGTCCCCCGCATCATGCAGCTCATGCGGGAGGACTGGACGTACGCCGACATCGAAGCGGTCTCCGGGGTGTCCGTCCCCACCATCTCCCGCATCATGCGTGGTGTCACTCTCCGGGTGGAACGGGAAACCGCTGACGCACTCCTTGGCACCCACCCGAAGATGCGTCACCGCGCACCCGAACCCCGCAAAGTCGACGCCACCGGAACCATCCGCCGCCTCCGCGCTCTTGTGGCTGTCGGTTGGACGTTCTGGGCCATCAGTGCACGCGCCGGGCATGCGAAAACGTGGGCGCTGAACATCACCCGCTCCACCACCGTCACCACAACCACCCGCGACCTCATCGCCCGCCTCTACGACGAAATGTGGAACACCACCCCACCCCTCAACACGGCGGTGGAGAAGCAGTCGTACACCCGGTCACGCGGCATCGCACAGAAGCACGGTTGGGCGTCACCCCTCGCATGGGATGACGACACCATCGACGACCCGGGCGCGGAACCCGAACTCCCCACCGTCGAAGAACTGTGGGCTTCCACTGTCGACTCCGCGATTGCAGGGGAACAGCCGGACCTCAACCCGGAACAACGCCGCGAAGTCATCAGCATCCTCAACGAACGCCGCTGGTCGGGCAAGAAGATCGCGGACCACATCGGCTGCAACGTGAAGACCGTTGAACGCATCCGTGCCGAGCTCGGGTTGCCGATCTACCTCGCCAACTCCACCCACCACAGGAACGGGACCCTCGCAGCATGACTGACACAGTGTCGTTCTTCATCGAAGGCATCCCGGTTCCCCAAGGCAGCAAAACGGTGTCGCAGGCAAGAGGCAAGGCGTGGTTGCGGGATGCGAACGCTGCCCGCCTGAAACCGTGGCGGCATGTGATCGCCACTCATGCGGACCTTGGGGTCACGTTCGACTGTCCAGTCATCGTGACCCTTTCGTTTGTCCTCCCACGCCCCCAGAAACCCCGTTGGGGTGCGCCCGCTGGGCGAGTCGGAGATATCGACAAACTCTCGAGGGCCGTCCTCGACGGTCTCACCGATGGGGGACTCCTCGCTGACGATTCCCTCGTCGTGACCCTGACCGCTACGAAGCGTTACCCAAACCCCGGAGACCCTACCGGCGTCGGAATCGACGTCACCGAATGGAGCAACTAATGGCTGGCGAAACCATCATCACCGTCGTGGGCAACCTCACGGCTGACCCCGAAATCCGCTGGACGCAGAACGGGCTTGCCGTCGCGAACTTCACCATCGCCTCGACGCCCCGGAACTTCGACAAGGCAACGAACGAGTACAAGGACGGTGAGGCACTGTTCCTCCGCGCGTCCGTGTGGCGCGAGTACGCCGAGCATGTGGCCGGCTCACTGACGAAGGGTTCCCGTGTCGTCGCGACCGGGCGACTCAAGCAGCGGTCCTACCAGGACAACGAAGGCAACAACCGCACGGCGATCGAGCTCGAGGTTGACGAGATCGGCCCGTCACTGCGATACGCCACGGCACAGGTGACACGGGCGGCAGGCGGCGGCGGAGGCGCGCCGCGGGAAAGCGCACCTCCCGCGGCGGCGGGCGACTGGTCCGCTCCCGGTACCTACGGCGACGACACCCCGTTCTGATGGACCGGTTTGCGCATGACCGGGTGTCCCGCAAGGAGCGGGAGTGGTTGGAGACGGTTCTTCACCCTGCACCCGAACCCCCAGCCCACGTGTGCGGCAATTGTCGGAACCCGTTCACAGGGGGGCGACCCGACTGCCCAAACGCAAGGAGGACCACGTGAGGATATTGGACCTCTTCTGCTGTCAGGGCGGAGCCGGTACGGGTTATCACCGTGCCGGCTTCGACGTTGTAGGGGTCGACATCGACCCGCAACCGAACTACCCCTACGAGTTCCACCAGGGCGACGCCCTCGTGTTCCTCAAGGAGCACGGGCACGAGTTCGACGCCATCCACGCATCGCCCCCGTGCCAGTCGTTCCTGAACCTGGGCAAGGTCAACATCGCCCTCGGTCGGGATTACGACTATCCGAACCTCATCGGCCCTACCAGGGAGATGCTCGAGGAGATCGGGAAGCCGTACGTCATCGAGAACGTGCAGGACGCCCGATCGCACATGGTCGACCCGGTACGGATCTGCGGAACCGGTCTCGGTAGACCACTGCGCCGCCACCGACTGTTCGAGTCCAACATTCCCCTCGAGGGTGTGCCGTGTGACCACGGTGCCTTCACGGAACCGAAGTATTGGACCGGTTGGCGCCCCAAGGGGGAGAAGCGTCTGTCAACGGTGGTGCAGGTGTACGGCAACGCCGGGGGCCAGCACGAGTGGCCCGACGCTATGGGCATCGACTGGATGGACCGTCACGGGTTCGTCGAGGCCGTGCCCCCGTCGTACACCGAACACATCGGCCGGCAACTGATCGACCACCTCACCCGCGAAGGAGCAGTCGCATGAGTAAGAAGCCGAAGCCGTCACCGATCGGTGATGCTGTCCGCGATATGGCGTTTTCGACGTACACGTGTGCGTGGTGTGCCGTGCAGCCGATGCGGGGTACAGCGAGGGATGTTGACGGGTCCATTCTGCCGTCGTGTGGGTTGGAAGGACACGGGAAACCACTATGACCGACGCCCCGCGAACGCGTAGACGACGCGGCAAGCCCAAGGGGTCCGACGAGCTCTGGTGTTCGTGGGGCCGGCATCGGACTTACAGGCAACCGAACCTGAAGGAGCAGTACGACCACGGCTCCATCTGTCTTACGTGCCAGGTGGAGATCATGTCGAACCTGGAGGCTGTCGTCCCGATGCCGGAACTGTCCATCGCGCAGCGCGTGGCGGAGCGGAAGCGGTGGGAGGACGAACGCGCCCAGCGTGAGGCAGTGGCGCCGCTGAAGAAGCGGGCGCCGGATGCGGAAGGTCTCGTCTACTACATCCGCATCAACGGTCAGGTGAAGATCGGGTACACGGCGAACCTGAAGCAACGGTCCCGGAACTATCCGCCCGGGTCGGAACTTCTCGCCGTCGAACCTGGCTCACGGGATCTCGAGGCGTCTCGCCACCGTCAGTTCGCCCGCGACCTCGCGAAAGGCCGGGAGTGGTTCTACGAGTCCGCCGCGCTCACCGAACACATCTGGGGCCTAGTGGGGGAGTTCGGGAAGCCTGACGGGCTCATGTACCAGTACAAGGCGCACGCCGCCGCACGGAAGGTGAACGCCGATGGATGACGAGAGTGTCGGGTATCTCACCGCGGAGCAGTTCAACCGGTTCGGTTGGGCGATGCACCACTCCCGCGACCTCGTGTCCTGGCTGCGAGTCGCCGGGTACATCAAGTCCGCGGATGCTGATGTGACCGTCGCCACCACGCGTGACGGTCACATCGGCCTCCCACCCACATGGTTGGCCGCTGACGCCATCAGCCGGCTCCTGTACGAGCTGAACGGGTTTCGAGAGCTCGAGGACGCCGCCAACGACATCCACGGCGCCGACCTCGCCAGTGTCTTCACCCGTGAGGTGGAGACAGCCCGCGCACGGTGGCCCTACGAGGACCGCGCCCACTATGTGCAGTGGATTCGCTGCCCCGCATGCTCACACATGTCACTCCGATACCACCCGCCGAGATTCGACGGGGACCGGATCACCGTGAAGTGCATGCTCTGCCAACACGTCGCGGAAGAGGACACATTCTCTGCTGCGGCCATGCTTCAGGAGAGAGAACTTGCGGGACGACTGGGTGACGATGAAGGAAGCGTCCAAGCGAGTTGACAGGTCTGCGGACACGCTCTGGCGGTGGGTGCGCGCAGGGAAGGTGAGGACCATGCGCCCGCTGCGGGTGCTTTGGCTCTACATGCCCGACGTGCTTACCGCCGAGGCGCAGTCCCAGCCGGGTAGGCCGAGAAAGGAATCTTGAAACTCGCCGTCAAATTAGGTTGACAAAACCTGCAATACGTGCAATGATCCGTAGTGATGGTGGTGAACTGTGTTCATCCCGTCCCAACGCCACCAACCGATCCGGTTCCGGTGGCGTTTCGCATCTCCCCGCTGAGCGAGACCACCGCCGAAACGGGTTCGAGAAGGCCGACGTAGCAGCCGGCCGCATAACAAACAGGACCGCGCTATCGCTACCCGCGCTCCTCAAACGCCCGAGCCAGCGCTACTGCGGCTGCGGCGGGCACCCTCACTTTCCCTGTGCACGCGCCCCTGCGTAATCCGGGGGGAGTGTGCACCCAACCCATTGGGAGCGACCATGGGACTCATCGATCGTCTCGCCGCACCGCCAGCGAAGTACCGCCCCGGCCGATCCGTCATGGATGTGTGGTTGGAGTCTCGCCCCGAGGGCGAGCAGGCAGTCATCCTGAACGCTGTCGCGAACCCTGAGTGGGGTCATGTGGCCCTGTTGAAGGAACTGGTGTCTGAGGGTGCACCGGACATGTCGGACACGGCGTTCCGTGCGTGGCGTGTGAAGCGGGGTCTCGCATGAGCCTCACAGACCGCCTCAACGACGCACCGCTGCCGACACCGCCCACCAAGTACCAGAAGCATTCCGAGCTCGACTACGAGACCGGTAAGGGCGAAGCTGCAACGGGCGCAGTCCGCGGCATGGTGTCCGACGAGCGGACCCTCCTCCAACTCGCGGGCATCGATCCCGACGCGTTCAGGATCGTGGGCAAGACGTCACAGTGGACGAAGACCCATCATGACCGCGAAGACACCTACTCGTTCTTCTTCCAGTTCGAGCGGATCACGCCCGACGAGGAGTCGTCGCCCGGGGCCGCTTGGCTCGCGTCACTGATCCGGCCGGCGAAGCCGATCAAGCCTGCTAAGACCCCCGGCCTCCCGATGGTGGTGTGTCTCGCAGACGGTCAGCTCGGCAAGGACGGACCGGACTCGACCGGACCCGACGACCTCGACAACCGGTACAAGCAGGCTCTTGCGAAGGTGGCTTGGAAGGTCAAGCAGCAGCGCCCGAGTGTGCTGGTCATCGCGGACAACGGTGACCCCGTGGAGGGCATCACGTCGTCGGCGCCAAACCAGATCGCAACGAACACGATGGAGTTCCCGGAACAGTTGCAGGCGTGGCAGCGTCGTCTCACTGAGGCGATCCTGACACTTGCCCCCTACGCGGGCGAAACGCATGTGGCCGCGGTCCCGTCGAACCACGGCGAGGTGCGTAACGCGATGGGGAAGGTCGGCTACGCAGACCACGGCATCGGGATCGCCAAGACCGTCGAGGAGTCCTTCAACCTCCTCGCCCCGAACCGGTTCAACCTGACATTCCACTACCCGCCGACGAAGTATGACGTCATCACGTACGTCACAGTCGACGACACCGTGGTTGCGTTCACTCACGGACACCATGCAGGCACGTATGACCGCATCCCGCAGTGGGTGGCGAATCAGGCGGCGTCGACACGGTCTCCGATGGCTGACGCACGAATCGTGTGCCACGGTCACTTCCACCAGCCCGGCTACCGGGAATCACGTGGTCGGGCGATCGTGTCCTGTTCGATGTTCGACGCCGGCTCGGCATGGTTCGAGAACAAGACCGGCGAGCACTCGAAGCCGTCGATCACTACCTTCACGGTCAAGGACGCGGGCGTGTACGCGCTCGAGTTCGTCGAACCGTAACCAACTTCCACCTGTCAATCCCGCAACGAACGATTGAACGGGCTATCGAGCCTGATAAGTGCACTGTGCGGACGAGGGCGACAGGTCGGGAACTTCCCGAGCGTGGGCGCGTATTAGAGAAAGCACGAAAGTCGCTAACTCTAATACGGCGCCCACGCTCACTAACCGCGTGAAGGCGGTGTCGCCATGCTTGATGCGACCAGACGGTGTGACGGGAAAGAGTGCGGCGCGCAAGCGTACGTGTTCGTCGAGATCGGTGAACACGAGTTGGGCTACTGCGGGCATCACGGCACGAAGTACTGGAAACGGCTTCATGAGGTAGCTGACCGGGTGTTCGACTTCCGGTACCTCATCGCGGAGGACTCCTGATGTGCCGGTGTGACACGGACGAGTGTGGGGATGCTGTTGCGGAGTTCATTGATTCGCGGATCGGTGCACTGGTAGCCGAACAAGCCGACCCTTAAGTCGCGGCTTATAAGCCTGGGAACTAACGGAGGCGACATGCCCGAGGAAACTTGCACGGTCACACTCGTCCTCAACGCTGACGCGCTCACCTGCGACCTGAACCAACCAGACGGTCACGCCGGCCCGCACCGTGGAACCACCGCGGACGGGCAACGCTACTGGTGGGCATACGCAAGATGAACGATCGCGTCTCACGCCTCCAAGACAAAGCCGAAGCCGCCGCGGACCGCGGAGACCTAGAGAAGGCTGAGACGTTCCGAATCCTCGCATCCCAGGCCGCGTACTTCGCACGCAAGGAGGCACAAGCCCTGGACCGGATGTTCGCGCACGTGAAGGAACAAGGCGAGTAGGGAGTGACGATGGCCAGAACGATCCCCGCCGACATACGGGCGGAGCTCGACCAGACTCCCGAATGGTGGGACAGGAAGTACCGCGAACTCAAGCGCGCAGCGTTCCCGCCGAAACCGTTTGACCCCGCCGATCATGACGGCCACGACATCGTGGAGGTCATGACGTTCGGCGCCGGAGTGGTCGCCCGCTACTGCGCGCAATGCCGACCGGATGACGACTGATCTTAGGGGGTTCTCGTCTATCTCGTCGCGGTGACGACGCAAACCACACCACGGGGCGAATGGAAAGGCCCGAGGAGTTCCTGCGATTCGTGGGGCCTCGGATACAGGGAGTTCGAATCTCCCACGCTCCACACAATTCCCTTCGACATCGAGGTACACCATGCGTGTGTGCTCACAGCCTTCGTGCCCAACGATCTACCCCTCCACAGAGGGGTCACGTTGCGCAGCTCACAGGCGTGAAGCGGACAGGGCTAGGGGTACAGCACTGGACCGGGGTTACAACACACGTGGACACCAAGCCTTCAGGGCTGCCGTGCTCACACGAGACCCCATCTGCGTCATACCCGGGTGCATCAACTTCTCCACTGTTGCTGACCACTACCCACTGTCACGCAAGGAACTACAAGAGCGTGACATGAACCCCAACGATCCTGACTACGGTCGCGGGCTGTGCAAACCACACCACGACAGTGAGACAGCACAGCATCAGCCAGGTGGATGGCGCCAGGCGTAAGGAGGACGGCATGTTCGCTCGCCGCAAGGTTGCCGCATCTCCCGGGGAACGCATCTTCTCTCGACGTGACCTGAGCAACCCCGCACTGGTCCGCGCCATCCTCGACCGGTTCCTGCTTGAGCGGGATGCCTGGGAGAAGGCGCACATCATCGTCATTCCGAAGAACGACTGACCAAGAGGAAAGCCCCGCGACTGCTGGTAACAGTCCGGGGCCGTGAACAACCCGTGAAGGGGGTTGCTATGACTCATCGTACCTGCACGGTCGAAGATTGTGACAAGGCGCATCGAGCCCGAGGGCTCTGTGCCACCCACTACAACCAGCAGCATCAGCCCGAGCGTCACCGCAAGGTTGAGATGGCGTGCGATATGTGCGGCGCTCCCATGCTGAAGGACGCCGGCCGCGAGAAGCGATACGCGCACATGTTCTGCGATGACCAGTGCAAGGGCCTCTGGTACATCGAGCACGGACATGCTGCCGCGATGATCGCACACAATCGCCTCAATCCGCCGAGGCTGGGGACAGGGAAGGCGAAGCCCGTCACATTCCCGTCATCCCGCCTCTTTACGGTTCAGTGCCACTTATGTGGGGCGCCGACATGCGGCCAATCAGGCGCCACCCGATACTGCTCCAACACATGCCGGAACCGGGTGCGCAAGCTTGCGAGCAAGGGCCGCAAGTCGATACGTCGCCAGGCGATCTTCATCCGGGACGACTACATCTGCTGGATGTGCGAGACGCCATGCGATCGTGACGCTCGAGTGCCTGACCACACTGCGCCCACCGTCGACCACATCATCCCCCGCTCATTGGGTGGAGGAGACGAGGCCGATAACCTCGCGACCGCGTGCTTCATGTGCAACACGCTGCGCGGTGCGTCCTGGGAGATCCCGACCCGAACACACGTTCGATAGGGGTGGGGGACCACCCTTCGGATTCTTCCCGCGATGTACCGCCGGGGAGGTGAAAAAAACGTCAGACGGGTTCAAAACGTTCCCGCTCGTCCCTTTGTTCGACTGTTCCGATGTGGCGTGATGCCGCGCAGCGTGATGCTGAGGATGTGATGTCATGCCTTCTGGTGGAGCCCGTGCCCGTAGTGGCCCTGCACCTGATCCGAACTCGTACCGGTCCCTGGATCGGGACTGGGTCGACCTTCCCGCGGCTGGTTTCACGGGCACGATCCCTGCGTTCCCTCTGCCTGACGCGCTGTCGGTAGAGGTTGAGTTGTGGGATGAGTTGTGGCGGAAGCCGCAGGGTGCTGCGTGGGATGCTCTGGGCCTGAAGTTTCAGGTCGCGGCATATGTGCGCGCGTATCTGGAGTCTGTTGCGGAGAAGGCGTCGGCTGGTCTGAAGACGGCTGTGCTTCGCATGGAGGCTGAGCTCGGGTTGAACGTTCCGGGGATGCGGTCGAACGGCTGGCGGATCTCTGACGGTTCTGCGGCGCCGGCTGTTCCTGTTCCTGCTGCACGGCAGACTTCCTCCGGTGACTGGCTGAAGGCTGTCTCCGTTGAAGGGGCCTGACTACAAGATCCCGCCCCGTACTCGTTCGCTTGGCTACCTCGGTATGTGGTGGATTGAGAACCACTGTGTGGTCCCGGAGGGTGACACTGCTGGTGACCCGTTCCAGCCGACGTTGGACCACCGTGTGTGGTTGGCGAATTGGTATGAGGTTCGGCCGACTGCTAAGCCTGGTGAGCGTAACGTCGCGTTCCGGTACCGCACGGGGCAGTGGATGGCGGCGCAGAAGGTGGGTAAGTCGCCTGGTGTTGCTGCGGAGACGTGCCTCGAGTTCGTTGGGCCGGCGCTGTTCGATGGTTGGGCGGCTGAGGGCGACTATTACGCGTGCGCCGATCATGGTTGCCCGTGTGGTGGCGTGTACTTCTACGAGGTTGGTGAGCCGAAGGGCCGTCACTGGCCTACCCCGCGAATCCAGCTTGCGGCTGTTGTCGAGGATCAGGTGGAAAACACCTGGGGTGCGCTTATCCCGATGATCGATTCGGGCCCGTTGTCGAACATGATCCGTACCGGTGAGGCGTTCATTCGTCATCCGAACGGGAACCGTGATTCGCGGGTGGAGATTGTGACGTCGAAGGCTGACGGCAAGCTTGGTGCCCGTATTTCGGCGGGGAAGTGTGATGAGACGGGTCTGTGGACTGACTCGAACAAGATGAAGAAGTTCATGCGTACTTTGCGGCGTGGTGCTGCGGGTATGGGTGGGCGGGTGTCGGAGACGACGAACCCGTATGACCCTGCTGAGGCTTCTCAGGCGCAGGACACGCATGAGTCGAAGCGTAAGGACGTTCTCAAGCACTATTTCCCGCCGCCTGCGACTCTTCGGTGGGATTTGAAGAAGGATCGGGCGCTGATTTTCGCGTTCAACTATGGCGGTTCGCCGTGGGTGGATCAGCGGTCGATTGAGGCGGAGGCGTCGGCGCTTGCGGAGGCGAATCCGGCTGAGGCGGAGCGGTTCTTCGGGAACCGGATTGTTGCTGGTTCGGGTTCGTGGTTTGAGATGACGAAGTGGGCTGACCGGAAGGTTGAGCCCATCACGGTCACACCGCGAACGAAGGTGTGTGCGGGGTTCGACGGGTCGAACAACGACGACCACACCGGCATCCGTCTTGAGACGCTGGATGGTTACCAGTTCACCCCGACGTATGGGGATGCGCGCCGCCGGACTCATTGGCGCCCGCAGGACTGGGATGGTCGTATCCCGCGCGCTGAGGTCATGGCTGCGTGGTCGGAGCTCGCGTCTGAGTTCGAGATTGTGCGCGCTTACCTGGACCCTGCGTTTTGGGAGTCAGAGGCAGACACTCTCGCGGCTGAGCACGGCGACAAGGTCTTCATCAAGTGGGCCACCAACCGGCTGAATCCGATGCATGCGGCGCTCGAGCGCTTCCGCACAGACGTCTACAACACCGAGTCCGATTTCCGGCACGACGGGGACGTGGACGTTGAGGCCCATCTGCGTAACGCGATCCTCCGCGCGCGGGGGGTGGACCCGGCGACGGGCATCAACCGGTACTTCATCGGCAAACCCACCGACCCGCAGAAGATCGACCTCGCGATGACGTCGGTCCTCGCGCATGAGGCACGCATGGACGCGATCGCGGACGGCGCTCTGGCGTCATCCGACAACTTCATCTACTACTGACCCCTTGGAGGGCGCATGAACGCGGATGACGCCCGGAAACTTACCCAGCGGATCTACACGCGGTTGAACAACCGTCGTCCGGACATTCTCAAGGCGGAGTCGTACTACGAGGGCGATCAGCCTCTCAACTTCGCTACGGAGGAGTGGAAGACGGCGAACGCGGCCCGGTATGCGGATTTCTCCGATAACTGGTGCGGGACGGTCGTCAATGCTGAGGCTGAGCGTCTCAAGCCGATCGGTGTGACGAACATGCCGAAGACTGCGGCGTCAAAGCTGTGGGACGCGTTGCAGATGAACGAGTTCGATGCGCAGTTCTCGCAGGGTGCGGTGACGGCGTTGACGGCGAAGCGTTGCTACGTGATCGTGTGGGGCGACTCTTCGGGGGAGCCGATCGTCACGTTTGAGCACCCCTCGAGCGTGGAGATCGAATACGACTGGGAGAACCCGCGTCTGCGGACGGCCGCGTTGAAGACGTGGGTTGACGAGAAGGACGAGTACGCGACTCTCTACACGCCTGAGTGGGTGTTCAAGTGGATTCGTCCGCGCGTGACGCCGGCTAACGAGCTTGAGTCGATGTCGGAGCAGCAGCGGGAAGAGTACGCCGCCTCTGGTGGGTGGGTTCAGCGTGACGGCTCCTCGGATGACGCGTGGCCTGTCCGGAACCCTCTTGGCGTGGTTCCGGTGGTGGAGATCCAGAACCGTCCGACGCTCAAGGGTGACCCGCTGTCGGAGATCCAGGGTGTCATGCCCATGCAGGATGCGATCAACCTTCTGTGGGCGTACCTGTTCCTCGCCGCGGACTATGCGTCGATGGATGCGCGCGTGATTCTCGGAGCTGAGCCGCCGTCGATCCCGATCCTGGACAAGGCGACGGGTGCGATTATCGGCAAGCGTCCGGTCGACGCGAAGGATCTCCGCGAGAAGCGAATCCTGACCGTCACGGGTGACAATGCCCGCATTGATGCGTGGGAGGCCGCTCGCCTCGATATCTTCACGGACACGATTGAGATTGCGGTTGGGCATATCGCGGCTCAGACCCGCACGCCCCCGCATTACCTTGTGGCGAATAAGGGCATCTCGAACCTGTCGGGTGATGCTCTGAAGTCGGCTGAGATTGGTCTGAACAAGAAGGCTGGCGAGTTCATCACGTTCACTGACCCGCAACTGCGGGAGGTGCTGCGGCTTGTGGCTCTGGTGAAGGGTGATGCGAAGGCGGCTGAGGCTACTCGGCTGGCGAAGATCGTTTGGGAGTCGCCGGAGATCCGGTCTGAGGCTCAGCTTGCGGATGCTCTGCTGAAGAAGTCTCAGATGGGTTACCCGTTTGAGTACCTGCTTGAGCTGGATGGGCGTTCGCCGGCTGAGATCCGCCGCATTATGAAGATGCGTGAGAAGGAGCTCGACGACGCTCTGGGTGCTGGGGTTCAGGCTGCGGTGCAGGGCGAGATGGGTCAGGTTGATCCTGATGTCGACGCTGCGTGATGTTGCTGTTGAGCATCAGCGGCGCCGCGACGCACTAGCGGACAGGACTTCTCGGCAGGCACTCCGGTTGTGGCGGTCTCTCGACCCGGCCGCGTTGGATGCCGGGTGGGATCGTATTGCGCCTGTGCTGGCGGGGGTTGTGACGGCGTCTCAGGTCACGGCGGCGCGTCAGGCGGTGCCGTACACGAATGCGGTGATGGATGCCACGGATGTTGCTCGTGGCGGGCCTCTGTTGGTGCCGGAAGCGTTCGGCGGGGTGTCTCGTGAGGGGCGTTCTGTGGCCCCGGAAATGTTCGCGGCGGTCACGACAACCAAGCGGCTGATATCGGCTGGCAGTGGGGTTCCTGCGGCGTTTCGCGCGGGCGCAACGGTCATGTCGATCATCGCGAAGACGCTGGTAACGGACGCTGGCCGGTCTGCCGACAAGACGCTCTCCACGGGGAAGGGTTACACCCTCTCCGTGCGGGTGGTTTCGGCGGGTGCGTGCTCGAGGTGCGCGATTCTCGCGGGGGTTACCGGGTATCGGACGGACTTCGACCGTCACCCGTCATGTCGGTGCACGTCTATGCCGATCGTGGACAACACTCCGCCTGAAGGCTTCTACGCGTCACCCTCGGACTACTTCGAGTCGCTGACTGCCGCTGAGCAAGAGCGGGTGTTCACGAAGGCCGGCGCGGAGGCGATCAGGGCCGGCGCTGACCCCGTGAAGGTGGTCAACGCCCGTCGTGGTGCACTCACCTCCACGAAGCGTCCGGATGGCAGCTACTCACTGGCACGTCTGCGCCCCACGGTGATTGGCCGGAAGGCTGACGGGTCACCGCTGACGGTCTATGCGACTCCCGAGGGAACGTCCGCGCGGTCGTCGTGGGCTCGTGCACAGAACGACCTCGTGAAGACCGGTGACCAGCGGTACCGGCGCACTCAAACGCTGCGATTGATGCCTGAGCAAATCATGTCGATGGCGTCGACGCCGGAGCGTGCTGTCGAACTGCTCGAACGGTACGGCTACCTGTACTGAAGTTTCCCGCGTGAAGCGGGCGAATCACCCCGCATGGGGTGGCAAGGAGTCCCGTGAGGGGGCTCCTTTTTCTATCCCATCAATAGGAGTGATTCCGCATGTCAGAAAGCGAATCCGTTGAGACGACGGACACAGAACAGAACGCGGTCGACGAATCCGACGCCACCACCACCTCCGACACCTCCGGTGAAGAAGAGGGCACGGAGACGGAAGATCCCACCGCAGGACTGAAGAAGGCTCTCGCGGCCGAGCGAAAGGCGCACCGAGAAGCAGCGAGGAAGCTCTCTGCTCTTGAAGCGGCCCGTGCGGACGCAGACAAGGAACCTGCTGAACAGGCTCTCGAGCAGGCGCGACGGGAAGCACGGGAGGAAGCGCAGACCGCTTTCAACCAGCGACTCGTTCAGGCCGAACTCAAGGCCGCACTCGCGGGCAAGGTGAACAACCCTGCTCTCGCACTGAAGGTCATCGACCAGTCAGAGATTGACGTCGATGCGAACGGTGAGGTCGACGCGCAGTCCGTGACGGACGCGATCGAATCCGCCCTCTCCCAGTACCCGGAACTGAAGCCCGTCGACTCCAAGAAGTTCGGCGGGACCGCGGATCAGGGAACCAAGGGCAAGGCGACTCGGCCTCAGCAACTCACTCGTGAAGACATCAAGTCCCTAACCCCGGAACAGGTCGTAGCCGCTGAAGCAGCGGGCCAACTCGACAACCTCCTGGGCCGTTAGGGCACCAACCTAGAAAGAGGCTGAAATGGCTATCGCCAACTTCATCCCGGAGATTTGGACTCCGAAGATCCTCGTCGCGCTTCGCAAGAAGGCGGTCGCGGGTCAGCTCGTCAACCGTGACTACGAGGGCGAGATCAAGCGTGCCGGCGATCAGGTGAACATCACCTCGATCAACGACGTGACGATCGGTACCTACACGAAGCACACCGACATCACGGTCGAGGACATCGACGACGCCACGCGCGCGCTGCTCATCGACCAGTCGAAGTACTTCGCGTTCGAGCTCGACGACATCGAGCGCGCCCAGTCGGTCAACGGTGGTGCGGTGCTGAACCAGGCACTCGACAACGCCACCTACCAGCTGCGTGACACCGCAGACGCGTTCCTGCTCGACGCGATGAACGACGCGATCCAGGGCACCGGCAACGACCTTGGAACCAAGGCGATCCACACGACCGCGCAGAACCTGTACGACGCGTTCGTTGACCTCGCGGTCACGCTCGACGAGGACAACGTTCCCGAGGAGGGCCGTTGGGCTGTCGTGTCGCCGTCGCTCCACGGTCGCCTGCTGAAGCTGCCGACGTTCATCACCCCTGGTGACCAGGCTGCGCCGCTGGCGCGTGCGAACGGCTACATCGGTTCGATCGCCGGCCTCCAGCTGTACAAGTCGAACAACCTCCCCGCCGTCACTGACGTGGCTGCGACGGGTGGTATCGCGATCGCCGGTCACAACATGGCGACCACGTTCGCGGAGCAGATCGTTTCCGTCGAGGCGTTCCGTCTCGAGAAGCGGTTCGCTGACGGCCTCAAGGGCCTGCACGTCTACGGCGCGAAGGTGGTCCGTCCGACCGCTCTTGCCGTGGTCGAGTTCGACGCCACCGCGTAAGTCATCTAGGAGGTAATCGTGGTTGCGTTCACCAACTCTGACGCTGTCGCCGCCCGTCTCAACCGTACTTTCACGAGTGCGGAGGACGAGTGGGTCACCACACTGTTGGTGGACGCTTCCGCGTACCTTCGGTCGGTTATCGGGCAGGACGTTTACCCGACGACTCAGTCGACGTTCACGGCATGGCCGGATGCTGGGC